GGTGGCATCTTCTACAGCTACTACGCCTACCTCTCCCGCAACGAGATAAGCCCACCCGTGAAGATGTCCGACGAGTGGAAGGGAACGACCACAGTCGTTGACGAGTACATGCCGCACGATGGCGGGTTCTCCCTCATCCGCGCAATGGAGGAGGGATGACAAGTGACAAAACGGAAAGCCGCATTTGCGACAACCGCCATAATGACGCTGCTTGCAGCGGTCGTCTTCTTCGTCTGGCGCTTCGGCGCTGGCCTCGGCTTTGCCATCATAGAGGGCATTTTCGCCGTCTATGGCTTTTCCAGCCTCGCCGACGACTGCTGCCGCTGGCTTCAAATGCCGGACACGTCGATCATGCAGAGAGGAGGACGGCACTAATGATTATCTATCTCGCCGGTAAGATCACTGGCAATCCCGAATACCGCATACAGTTCACTGCGGCAAAGATGGAACTGGAAAGAGATGGTCATATCGTTCTGAATCCTGCCGAGCTGCCGGAGGGCATGAGCAAGGCCGCATATATGCGTATCTGCTTTGCAATGATCGACGTAGCGGACGAAATACGCACAATCCCCAACTGGTATAACAGCCCCGGCGCAAGAGTAGAAACCGCTTACGCTGAATACATCGGTAAGCCGATCGGCGTGGCAGAATACGCACTGATGGGAGGAGCGGAATGAACGACACACGTTATACGGCCATCGCCGCCGCCCTCCGGGAAGAGTTTCCGAAAGCCAATAAGGGCACGGTGAACATGGCACTTCATACGAACGATTACGGCGTAAAGTTCTGCGCAAGGGCACAGGAGATTTACGACACTGTAACGCAGCGCAAGCCCCGCAGACCGCACCGCGTCAAACCCATACGGTTACAGTGCCGGTTGACCGAAAGCACTGCACAGCGCGTTAAACAGGCGCTGGAAAGAAACGGCATCGCGTCCATGCAGACGTTTCTTGAAACCCTCGTTCTCGCATGGCTCGCGCAGTCTGAATGCTCCACCACATGGGCGGAAAAAGGCGAAAGCGCCGCCGGTGGAGATGACACCGACGACGCTCTCAAATGAAAAAACAACCATTACTCGTATGATACTACAAATCTTAAATAATGTCAATGGAGGCAAAATGAATGACACTCTACGAAATCGACAAGAGCATTGAGGCTCTCGTAAATGCGGTTGATCCCGATACGGGCGAGATCACGGTTGACAATGATGCGCTGGACGCGCTTCTGATGGAGCGGGACGCAAAGGTTGAGAACATCGCCTGTTGCATCAAGAACCTTACCGCCGACGCAAAGGCCCTCAAAGAAGAGGAAACGGCTCTTTCCGCCCGCCGCAAGACAACCGAGAAGAAAGTCGAACGACTGAAAGACTATCTTACATACGCCTTGCAGGGCGAGAAGTTCCAGACTGCAAAATGCGCCGTATCGTTCCGCAAGTCCTCCGCAGTCGAAGTGGACGACTGCTTTGTTGAGTGGGCGCAGACCTCCGGCAACGAAGACCTCCTTCGTTATAAACTGCCGGAGGTGGACAAGACCGCCATCAAAGCGCGGCTAACATCTGGCGAGGAAATCCCCTGCGCCCGTTTCGTACAGAACATGTCCATTGCGATTAAATGAAAGGAGCTTGAATAATGGAAGAACGCAAAGTCAACATCATGCTCAACGCCACCGCCGAGCTGAACCGAAAGGAAACGGACGACATTTACATCCCCATCCGGTCGAGTGAGTACCGGAAACTGATTTCCGGCTATTACGAAATGGGAAAGAAACTCGAAGCGGAAAAAGACGATGCCACGCGCTGGGGTTCGGAAGCCTACCGCAGCGGGCTGAAAATCAAGGCGCTGGAAGCCGAGATCGCCGATCTCCGGCAGAAGCTCGCGGAGGTAAAGGAGGCGGCGGAATAATGGGAATCCCTGTTTTGATCCTCGGCGAATCCGGCACCGGAAAATCCGCCAGTCTCCGCAACTTTGAGCCGGACGATGTAAGCATCTTCAACGTTGCAGCCAAACCCCTGCCGTTCCGTAAGAAGCTCCCGATCAAGTCCACGTCGGACTACAACACCATTTGTCAGGGCATCGCCCAGAGCCAGAAGAAAGCCTTTGTCATCGACGACAGTCAATATCTTCTGTGCTTCGAGAGCTTTGCCAAGGCCAAAGAAATTGGCTACGGAAAATTCACCGACATGGCGCTGCACTTCTACAATCTGGTGCAGTTCGTGATCCGCCAGACGCCGCCGGATGTTATCGTCTACTTCCTCCACCACACGGAGACGGACGGCAACACCGGCAAGGTCAAGGCTAAAACCATGGGAAAGATGCTGGATAACCAGCTCACGCTGGAAGGGCTCTTTTCTATTGTTCTCATGGCTTACACGGACGGCAAGAAGCACACCTTTATTACGCAGTCAGACGGCTTCACCACAGCAAAAAGCCCCATGGAGATGTTCCCCGTGGAGATCGACAACGACCTGAAAGCCGTGGATCAGGCGATCCGCGAATACTACGAACTTAACAAAAAGGAGTAAAGAAAAATGATCAAAAGACCGAACAACTGGGACGAAGTCCGCGAGTTCACCGACCGCCCGAAGCTTCCCGTAAGCGCTTATGTGTGCCGCGTCAAACAGGCCGCCGTGAAAGCGACGGACTACGGCGAACAGCTCTGCATCCTGTTCGATATCGCAGACGGCGAATACGCCGGATACTATCAGGAAGAGTTCGATGCGAACACGCAGCAGGACAAGAAATGGAAGGGCGTCCTTCGGCAGTTCATCCCGAAGGACGACGGCAGCGAAAAAGACGAGTGGACAAAGCGCAGCTTTAAGGGGCTGACGGCGGCGTTTGAAGCTTCCAACCGCGGCTACGTCTGGAACTGGAACGAAAATTCTCTCGTCGGCAAAGAGATCGGCATTCTCTTTCGCAATGAGGAATGGGACTACAACGGCAGAACCGGTTGGTCGGTTCGCCCGTTCCGTGCCCTTTCCGTGGATCGCGTCGCCGACGGCGATTACACCCTCCCGGCGGACAAGCCGTTGAAGAACAAACAGACCGAAACGGCAGACGCTTTCCCGTCCCCGCAGACCGGCACGGCAGAAACGTTTGAGACGCTGGAAGATGACGGACAGCTTCCTTTCTGAGAGGTAGATCATGGCAAAGAGCGGAATTGACTACTTTCCGCTCGATGTCATTTTGGACGAGAAGTTTGAGCTGATAGAAGCAGAATATGGCTTGACAGGATTTGGTGTGATCGTTCGTCTTCTGCAAGAGATTTACGGCAAGGCGGGTTATTACATTGAATGGACAACGGAGGTTGCGCTTTTGTTCGCCCGAAAGGTCGGGTTGGGTGGGAACGTCGTTTCCGAAATAGTAGAGGCTTCTATCAGAAGAGGTATGTTCGACAGAGAGAAATATGACAAGTACCACGTCTTGACATCCCGAGGGATTCAGAAACGGTACTTCGAGGCAGTCAACCGCCGTAAGGTTCTTGAAGTCGATGAAAACATACTTCTGGTTAATGTCGCCCTTTTTTGCCCAAATGTTGACATCCGAGCGAAAAATGTAAACATTTTTTCAGAAAATGCGAACATTTCCAAACAAAGTAAAGTAGAGGAAAGTAGAGTAGAGCAGAGTAAAGGAAAGGAAAGTAATTCATCATCTAACGATGATGTACGTCCGTCTGCCGCCGGACGCGGCGCGGAAAAGGCCGTTGTTGATGCATGGAACAGTTTAGGGTTGAACCCCATCCGCAGCGTTACCCCCGGTTCCACGCGTAAGCAGTTGCTTTCCGGCAGGATCAACCAATTCGGCGTTCCGGCCATTCTGGAAGCAATAGAGAACGTGCGCAAGAGCCCCTTTCTGAACGGGCAGGGCAACCGCGGTTTTACGGCGACGTTCGATTGGTTTATAAAGCCGTCAAATTTCCAGAAAGTGTTAGAGGGTTTTTACGACAAAGACCGTTCGCCGAAGAAACAGGAGACAGGCCGCTTTGCGACACCAGACTATGACGCGATGGAGGACTTGCCATGCTGACAGCAGACGTTATCGGCAGCATTGCCGAACGTGCGAAACGAAACACCCCCGCCATGCCGGAGGATTACATTGCCTCCGACGGCCTCCTCCATTGCGGCAAATGCGGCGAGCAGAAAGAATGCTCCATTGACGTTGGAGGGAAAGAGATCATCGTCCGCTGCCTCTGCCGGTGCGGAGCGGAGGCACGGAAACAGACCGCCGAGGACGCTTTCCGGCGGCTCAACGAGGAACGCCGGGCAGATTGGCTGCGCGGATACGAGGGCATGACCTTTGACAACTCCACGGGCAACCCGTCCATGTTTTTCGCCGAGAAGTTCATCCTCCGCTGGACGGACATTTTGGAAAACGGCCTGTCATTCACGCTCTCCGGCGCTGTCGGCTGCGGCAAGACATACGCGGCGGCGAGCATCGCCAATGAGCTTTTAGACCGGGGCTATCGCGTCTGGATGGTCTCAACGGTCAATCTGCTCGATCGGATGTTTGACGAGGCCGACATCATACGCAACCGGCTTGCGACGTTTGAGCTCGTGGTGCTGGACGATTTCGGCGCAGAGCGCAACACAGAGTACGCCTCCGAAAAGATGTTCCAGATCATCGACGACCGCATGAGATCGCGCCTGCCGACGATCATCACGACGAACATAGACATCACCAAGCCGACGGACAATCTGACATATCAGCGCATTTTCTCCCGCCTGAATGGTGAAGCACCGCAGTTCCGCTGCAAGGGCGGTGATCTGCGAGCCGACAGGGGACGAGAAAAACGGCAGCTTGCAAACGAAATTCTGAAAGGGGATGGTTAACCGATGATCTACATCGGAATATAGACCCCGGCAAGAACGGCGGCCTTGCCATTCTGAACGGGGAGGAAGTCCAGACGTTCCGGTACGACAGAGATACATACCGATGCGTCCTATCCGACCTGCGCGGAGAAAAGGCGGTGTGCTGCTTGGAGCACGTCGGCGTGATGCCGAAGAACGGAAGCGTGTCCATGTTTCACTTCGGGGAAAATTTCGGCTGGCTGCAAGGGATGCTCGAAGCATACGAGATCCCCTATGAGCTCGTCCGCCCGCAGAAGTGGAAAAAGGAATTTTCCGTCACGGCGGACAAGAACACGTCCATCGAGGTCTGCAAGCGGCTCTTCCCCGGTGTGAATTTGATCCCGCCGGGCTGCCGCAAGGAGCATGACGGAATGGCAGAATCTTTACTCATGGCACTCTACGCCAAGCGGAGGCTGCTATGAAACGAATTGACCTTACCGGGCAGCGCTTCGGACGCCTGACGGTCATGCGATACGACCACTCCGAGCACGACGGCGCGCACTGGCTCTGCAAATGCGATTGCGGAAAAGAAAAGGTCGCCGCCGGGTATTCCCTGCGGAGCGGAAAAACAAAATCCTGCGGCTGTCTGAACTCCGACGCGTCGCGGGCAAAGCTCGAAAAGGCAAGGGCGGCTATAAAGGCACGACCGAGAAAAGACCTGACAGGTCAGCGGTTCGGGCGGCTCGTCGTTCTCGGCCTTGCCGATGTGCCGGACAGGAAGGGCTTCATTTTCTGGCGCGTCCGCTGCGACTGCGGAACGGAAAAAGTCATCATGCAGAACAACATCATCTACGGGCAAACGCGATCCTGCGGCTGTCTCGCAAACGAAGTGAGAGCGGCCAGAGCCGAACACATGAGGCAGGGGAGAAAGCCGAAAAAAGCGCCTGTGGAAGTCAAGAAGCCGAAAAGCGAGAAAACGGCCACTGTCCGAAAGGTTTACCCAACAAGAACCGCCGCAGAGTTTTTCCGCTTCTCCAAAGCGCACGGATGCAGCGTGTGCGCGGATAGGAAGGACTGCGACATGACATTCTGCAAATACGAAAAGGAGCTGATTACATGACCTACAAAGAAGCAAAAGACATTCTCCGCGTCGCCGCTGCCGAAGTTGAATGGAACTGCCCGCTGGACTATACGGAGGCGTTCAAGAAAGCGGAAGAGGCGCTGGACAAGCAGATTCCGAAAAAGCCGACCAGCGGCGTTGACAGGACATGGGGAACGCCTACGAAAGAAGCAATTTGTCCCGCATGTGATTACGCCCTTGGGCATTGGGAATTTATCGGCGGCGGTAAGAAAATCACATACTGCGAGCATTGCGGACAGGCGATTGATTGGGAGGGGTGGGAATGGCCAGATTGAAGCCTTGCCCGTTCTGCGGGAAACCCGTGTCGATTGTCTACAACTCACTTGACAGGGTGTTCAAAGTTTATCACACATACGGCGATGACGAATACAACTGCTGCATCATCGACCCGATACTGATTGATGCAGTGTCACTCAAAGATGCGTCTGATGCATGGAATAGGAGGGTTGACAATGGCTGAATACACGAAAGTTAAAACAGCGCGGACGATCATCTGCGAATTATGCAACGAGCTTTACCCAGACGATCCTTGCGAACCGGCAGACTGTGACTGGTTGCGGATGCTCGAAGAGGACGCGCTTTCCTGCGACAACTGCAAATGGCTCGGCAAGCGTCACCAGAAGTGCTCCTGCTGCCGGAGAAATCACGGATTAAAGACAACTATGAGGGGAAAACGCCATGACACACAAAGACTTTTCAACGATTCAGCGCATGTTAGGCTTCATCGAGGGCGCTATATTTGACCACGACAAAAGCGTAAACTGCGGCATTCTCGACGCTATTGAAGTTATCGATGCAATTCTTGAAAAAGAAGTGCGAACGGACGGAGGCGATGACAATGGCTAAATACATGAGCAAAAAAGATGTTGTTTTCTATATTCGCAAAGAAGCTGAAGAAGCACAGAGCGCTTTTGAAGAGCTTGGCGGCGAAAGCGGAATCATTGCCGAAGCATTTGAAGACTTGGCAAACGAGCTTGAAGACTTCCCCACTGCCGACGTTGCGCCTGTACGGCATGGAAAATGGATGCCATTTCACGCAGAGTTTGCAGGAGATATTCAGTACTGCTCTGTTTGCGAAATCGGTTTTGCTGACCGAACGTCCTACTGCCCTCATTGCGGTGCGGTTATGGACGGATGGAGAGTGGAGGGTGAAGAAAATGATTGATATCCACCAGACAATCAAGGCAGGAGCAGAAAGCATCTGCCCAAGCTGCGATCATTACCCCGTTTGTCGAGCGGTTGATAATCAACCTTGTGCAGAGTGCAACCAATATGCGCCAGTTGCACAGCACGGGAAATGGGTGTCGCTTGTCGTAAAACGGGAAGATTGGAAGGGCGTTTTGCATGATTTCTATCAGCCATATAGTTGCTCAATTTGTCTTGCGCCAAACACATTTATGGGAGAAAGCGCGTTCTGTCCCCATTGCGGTGCAAAAATGATAAAGGAGAAATAAAAATGTTTGGTCTTATCTCAAAAAAGAAGCTACAGGAAATTCTAGAATTTCTTTACAAAAACAACGACACCGAAAAAACAATCGGAGAAACCGTCGAGGAGCGCGTAAGGGATTTTTATTTCCGCTGTGGCGTTGCCAATGCAGTTAATTATGTCGGCAACAAACTCAATATAGATCGCAGTTGGCTGGGGAGGGGAAGTGCGGAATGAACGACTGCGAATCCTGCATCCACTACCCGCCGAGCGCTGCGGACGGAAAGCCCTGCTGCTTCTGCGAAACGACAGACCCGCTGCTGAATTGCTATCAGAGAAAGGATGACGAACTGGATGAAAATAACGTTTGAATTGCCGGATAACACCATAGGGGCAACCCTGTCGCTGCTGCTTAACCACGATGACTGTTACAAACTTGTAGCAGAATGCATCGGCACGTCCAATCTGCGGAGCGGGACTGTGGTTCAAATCGAAGAAAACGAATGGGGTGACAGCGATGCATAAACCATGCTACGGCAAATGCCCCCGCTGTGTGTGGCGGTTGAATGGGGGGTGTAGTGAATGGCAAGACTAATTGATGCAAATGCACTCATAAAAGAAGCTAACAAAGAAGGCGCTTATGGCTATGTAGACGCATTACAAATTGCAAATGCTCCCACTATTGACGCTGTGGAAGTTGTGCGGTGCAAGGACTGCAAATATCACAGAACGATTCTCAAGCGCGAAATGTGCGCAAAAAACGCAATAATGCTCGACGGGAACGAAGTCGGCTTGCGAGCGACAAGCGCAGATTTCTTCTGCGCCAGCGGCGCAAGAATGGACGGTGCGGAATGAAAATCTACAGCATTATGGTAGACGCCATGCCAAAATCCTGCGGCAGCTGTCCGCTGTGTGGGTATACAAACGATGACTTCCCTGTCTGCTACGGCGTTGCAGATAAACAAATCTGGCGCATTGAGGGAAATCCCTGCGATATGCAGTACAGGCGCAGCGATTGCCCGCTTATTGCGGTCGGAGGGGGGAAAATCCGATGAAAGCCAAAAGCTACAAGCTGAAATACGTCCCGACCGTGCAGCAGCTCCGGGACGCGGGATTCCGGCCCGGCGGAGCATGGATACATGCAGAGGCGTTTATGTTTGCCGAGCGGCGCTTTGCCCACAAGCTTTCCGTGTCGATCTGCTTCTTACCGGATCTGGATGTCTGGGATGACTTCAACAACATCCTGGTACTTGACGAAGAATTTGGGCAGCCCTATACGCCATTTTATTCCGAGAATTACAAGAAGGATATCAAGTACTTCCCGGTTCTGGAATCCTGCATCCGGCAGTACAACGACTTTCTCGACAGCTTTGATTTTCTGGAAGAAGTAAAGGAGGAAGACAATGGTAGTAAGTGACGTAGCCAGTCTTGTGCAGTGGGAGGAGGCTATGATCCACATTTTGCTAAGACCGGAATATGCGATGATGGGCATTTCCCTCAACGAAACCGAAGAAGGCGTGTTGCTGAACATTTATTCTTATTTTATTCGTGAACATCTCCGAAAAAGAAAGGAAGGTGAAGAATATGCGCTTGATTGACGCTGACGCTCTGCTTGCCGAATATGACCGGCAGCATGAAGGAGAGCCGGGGAAAGCCCGAAAGCTGATAGAGGACGCGCCCACCGTTGCCGCTGTTCCCGTGTCCAAAATCCTCGCCTTGCGCGACGCTCTCTACGAATCCGATGCTGTCACAATGCGCGGACTGCGCAATCTCAATATGCTGATTGCCAAATACGAAGGAGGGAAAACCGATGCGCCTGATTGACGCAGAAAGCCCGCAGAACAGAATGTACGTTTCCGATCTGGTAATCGAGGAAATGAAAAAGATTCCGACGGTCGATATTGACCGCCCCACCCGCAGCCAGTTTAAGAGAATGGCGGTACAGCTTGGGTATGAGTCGGTCGTGCATTGCAAGGACTGTAAACACCGAGACCCGGAAGACGAGCGGTGTGATTGCGGCTGTTGGCATACCCCGTTTACGACAAACGATAATGATTTTTGCCGCTACGGAGAAAGGAAGAACAATGGCAACTAGGATCGTGCGTGACAACTGCAAGGACTGCACTTCCGGCTGCGAGCACGCCGGAAAAGATCGGGAGTTTGTGTGCGTGAAAGGCGTCTCCTGCAAAACCGTAAAGCCAAAGCCGGAGATGGTCGCTGTTGTGCGGTGCAAAGACTGCAAGTATTGGGGGAACGAAGAAACAAAGGTCGCAACCGTGTGTGAGTTTCCTTGTGTTCAGCTTTTTTGTGTGTGCGACGTTCTGAAAAGGATGCGCAAAGCAGGAAACTGCATGACAAACGAGGACTTCTTCTGCGCACACGGAGAAAAAAGGAGAGCCGATTTTGTTGACGATAACAAAATCGGAGAAAGGAAAAACGATGTATAAGTCGCCGATAGAGCTTTTAACCGCCGAAATTCAGGCAAAACTTGAGGATGGCGTCGTTGATTTATTAAAACATATCGACATTAATGTGGACAAAGACGAGCTTATTCGCGCCTTGCGGTATGACCGCAAGCAATACGACAATGGGTTTTCAGATGGTCGATTGGCGGGACTTGATGAACAGTATGCCGGGATTGTCTGGTGCGCGGATTGTAAGTATTGCGGCAAAGGCGAGCCACTTACCTGCTTCCACCCGCGCGTAATAACGGCGTTCGGGGAAGTAAGTAAAATCGATTTTTGCTCATGGGGAAAAAGGAGAGACGATGAGCAGTAAATCCAAACGCAAGCCGAGAGACGTCTCCATGCACAAGGCCGTATCCATCGCCATGACGATCTTCGTTTGGGCATGGATGTCCTGCTTCCATCCATCGCAGGAGGACGTGAACCGCATGTCTGACGAGGTGCGCAACATCCGCGAGAGCGTGAACAGCCATAACCTCAACATCTGGGAAGTCAAAGACGCCATAAAGGACGAGTTCGGGTGGGAGGTTTGACAAACTGCCTGAACTGTGGAGCTCCGATCACCGGGAGCGTGTGTGAGTATTGCGGGACAAGGTACGGTACGGTTTTCGTTCCTGCGTCGCCTCCTCCGGCAATATGCGAGACTTTAACGATATACACCATAGACGGTGAGATATATCAAATCGAACGTTATGGAGAGTTTTAACCGTGAACGATGAAAAGTACGTTTTCATTACTGACTGCGCAGAGAAGAAGCGAACGGCGCGAGGCATACATAATAAGCGCACCCATGCCGGAAAGGGCGGGAAAGTCATCTTCCCGTCCGACTATCTAACAAGAAAGGAACGTGAAGCCATGAACGGCGAAATAAAAACATACGCTCTCAATCGACCCATGCGGTGGAAAGAATTTAAGTTACTCCCGGACGATGTGCGCCGGGAGTACATAGAGAATCTACAGAAGCGCTTCGACGTGCAGCAAAAAGATCTTGCCGCCATGTTCGGCGTTTCTGTTCAGACGGTGGGCTTGGAGACTAAGAAGCTCGGCATCAAGTTTCCGCACCGTGGAGGATGGGCGAACACCAACAACGGCGGATTCCGTGCCTTTTGCGCCGAAGAGCCAAAAGCCGATCCCGTAGAAGCGCCGACGGAAACAAAACCGTCCGAGCTGGAAGACGAAGAACCGCCGGAGGAGGTCAAAGCCCTTGACGCTCTGCCGGTACAGAATAGGGGGGGCGCTCCCAAGAGCGGAAGCCTCTGCTTCGAGAACACCACGACCACAGAAGCGCTGAACCTCGTTTACTCCGTCCTCGGCTCCGTGAGTATGGCAAAGTTAAGCGTTTCGTGGGAGGCATGAAAAGATGCGCCTGACAATCGAAAATTCCGCGCAGAGTGTTTAACGCTGCGAGAACGGAGGTAAAATGAGCAAACCAAGATACAAATGGTGGGGGTTCGTAAAGGCGATCATCCGGGCGTACCCGATGCATTGTGAGGATTTGCGGAATATACGGGAGCAGTCTGTTGTTCCCGCATACGGCGCGGCAGGACGAGGGACGGACGTAAACCGAGCCGCTGAAAGCGTAGCCTTGCGCGAGCTTCCTTTCGATGATATGAAAGAGTATTTAGCTGTCGAAAAGACCATACTGGACACCATGCGGTATCCTAATGGCGCGGATCGCGTAAAGCTCATCGAAATGGTGTTTTTTAAGCGCACACATACTTTGCATGGGGCAGCTATGGCCCTGTTCGTTTCCTACGGAACCGCTAAGAACTGGCATAATAAATTCATCGAAAGAACAGCAGAGAACTTCGGACTTACAAAAAAAGGGGCAGTCGAATGACTACCCCTTTGCTTTATATTTCTTTTCCGTCCGGGAAAATAAAGCCGATATGTGGTTCTGCGCCAATGGCTTTCGCAATAACGCACCATTCTTCAACGGAGAACTTTCCGGTATTTAAGCGTTTGCTTAACAGTTGCGGAGACCAGTTTAGGCGGCGGGCAAGCTCTGATTTGCTCATCCCGGCGTAAGCCAGCGCCATATCAACTAATTGCTTAGCGGTCATTGGATCACCCCTTTCGATCTGATTGTAAACTATATATTTTTGCTTGTCAAATAAAACTTTTCAAAAATGTTCCAAAAAGTTTAAAATAACAGTTGACATTCTAAACTATATAGTTTATAACTACAACTGTAAGGCAAATAAACAAGCCAACAGGCAGAAAGGAAATTGAAATGAAAGTAAGACAGTTCTTGAACAAGTTTCTTTATGCATCCAGCTCGATTCACCGCATTTTCGTTGTTCGCGGTGTGGAAGAAAAAACGCAGCTTATCGGCATTGCCGTTAACCCGATGGCAACGGACACACCGTATGAAAAACAGCTTAACGCGACGCTCGTTTCTTTCCGCATCACCGGCGAAGACTTGACGATCTACGTGAAATAAGAAGAACAGGAGCCGAAGGGCGGCGGCTAAACCGCCCAGAAAGGAAGAACGATCAATGAAAGGCATCAAATTCGAGAAAGACCAGATTCAGGCAGTATACGACGAAGTCGCCCGCCGGATGCAGCAGTTCTATACCGACGAATACACCGAGCGTGAAGCGGAAGAAGAACACCGCGCGATGCGGCAGGGTGTGTATTCCGTCCTGTCCTCGCTGGCGATCAACTGGCCGGAAGTCCGCTGCTGGACAGACGAGATCGAAGCTAAAGAAGCTCACCAGCCGGGGGTGTGATCATGAGAGCTATTGACGCAGACAGCCTTTATGAATTTTTCAAGGAACGGCGGCTTGAGCTTATTGAAGCTTGCGAATTGAATGGTTGCAGTACGCCGTTTGCCGAAGGACGGCTTGCGGAAATGGGCAGGATCATGGGGATGCTTAAAAGCGAAAGCTTCACGCCGACGTTGAAAGATTAGCCTAAAAAGCCAAAATCAAGTGCTATAATGGGTACACTCGAAAGAGCTGGAAGCGATTCCGGCTCTTTTTTGTTGGAAGCGGAAAGGAAGGAACTGAAATGCAACTTGTCAAAAAGCCGTTAAGGGAAATCGTCCCTTATGAAAAGAATCCTAGAAAGAATGATGATGCTGTCGCTTATGTCATGGAGAGCATCAAGCAGTGCACCTACGTAGCGCCTATCATTGTGGATGAGGACGGAGTTATCCTTGCCGGGCATACGAGATATAAGGCATTGAAGAAGCTCGGCTACAAAGAAGCGGATGTTCTTATCAAAGAGGGACTGACGGAGGAGCAGAAACGGAAATACCGGCTTCTGGACAATAAAACAAATGAGTTTGCCGAATGGGATGATGCGCTTTTATCGGAAGAACTTGCGGAGCTTGATTTCGAGGGCTTTGACTTCGGATTTTTTGAGGAAGAAAAAGAGAGCGAGCCTAACCAGTACAGCATGAAAGTCAATATTCCGCAGTATGAGCCGGATGGGATAAAGCCGAGCCTTGCCGACTTGTACAATACGGATAAGACGGACAGCCTCATCATGGAGATTGAGGCCGCAGACATCCTTCCTGAGCAAAAAGCGTTCCTTATTGCAGCGGCAAACCGGCATAATGTGTTCAATTACAGGAATATTGCGGAATACTATGCGAACTGTGCAAGCCCTGAAATGCAGGAACTGATGGAGCGTTCCGCACTTGTCATCGTCGATATCGATAATGCCATTGCTAATGGGTTTGCCGAGCTGCTTGATGGCTTGGTAGAGTTAAAGGACGGTGAGGGCATTGACGAGGAGTGAATACCGCGAATCTTTTGCTGTCTTTATTCTAAGCCACGGCAGAGCTGACGAGATAAAAACAGTAAAGATGCTGAAAGACAGCGGCTATACCGGAGACTGGTACGTTGTGATCGACAATGAGGATGACCAAGCCGATCAATACTTCTCTAAGTTCAGCGAACATGTCATTCAGTTTGATAAAAAGGCTGTTGCGGATGAGACGGATACCGGCGACACGGACAACGACCGCCGCGTTGGAGTGTTCGCAAGAAACAAGATACAAGCCCTTGCCGAAGAGCGTGGCTATAAATATCATTTGCAGCTCGACGATGATTTTACGAGAATTGATTTCCGCTATGTAGAGGGCGACAGGCTTGTTACAAAGGCTTGCCGAGACCTTGACACGCTTTTCTATTACCTTGTGCGTTACATCGATAAGACGGACATTGCATGGCTGTCCTTTGCGTTATCGAGTGAATACCTCGGCGGGATCCGTGGAAAAAAGTATTTCATGGGGCTTAACCCGAAAACGATGGGATCGTTCTTGATGCGCGCTGATAAAAAAGTCAAATTCCGTATGCGCATGAATGACGATATTACCACGACGATAGACGAAGCAAGCCGGGGGCTGCTGATGTATTCTGTTATGTACTTACAGGTACAGACGCCGCCGACACAGCACATGCGTGGTGGAATGACGGATATATATCAAGACAACGGGACGTACCGGAAGAGCTTTTATAGCGTGATGTGCTGCCCATCGTTCGTTAAGATCGCAAAACAGGGCAGAGTAAATTTTCGCATCCATCATAAAATAAGCTGGAACAACTGCCGCCCGAAGCTGGTGAACGAAAAATGGAAAAAAACTACGATTACTTAATAGTTGGAACAGGGCTTGCAGGCTCTGTTTTTGCGTATATGGCGACAAAGGCGGGGAAGTCCTGCATTGCCGTGGATCGGCGAGACCATATCGGCGGAAACTGCTACCAAGAAAATGTTGAGGGGATCGCAGTTCATAAATACGGAGCGCACATTTTCCGCACGAACAACGATGAGGTATGGAAATTCGTCAACCAGTTCGTTCATTTCAATAATTTCATTAACAGCCCCCTTGCCTGTTACGCAGGGCGGTGCTACAACCTCCCGTTTAACATGAACACGTTCCGGCAGTTGTGGGGTGTGAATTTCCCTTTTCAGGCGAAAACGGAAATCAACCGCCAGAGACTTGTGCTTGACCGGGAAGCGAAGAACTTAGAAGAACACGCGCTGTCGCTTGTCGGGGAAGACATTTATAAGATGTTTATCCGAGGGTACACCGAAAAGCAATGGGGCAAGCCATGTTCCAAACTTCCGCCGGATATAATGCGGCGGATCCCTGTTCGGTATACGGCGGACAATAATTATTACAATGCGAAATATCAGGGCATCCCGATTGAGGGATATAACAAACTCATTGAATCGCTGTTAAACGGTACAGACGTAGCCCTAAATACGTCCTTTGAAGAAGCAAAGGAAAAGTATAAGGCAAAGAAGATCGTTTATACTGGGGCGCTCGACGAGTTTTACGGATATGAGTATGGAGAACTCCCATGGCGAAGCCTGCGCTTTGATCAGATGACGGTCGATATAGACAACTATCAAGGTGTGGCCGTAGTAAATTATACTGCGCGCAGCATACCCCATACTAGGGTTATTGAGCATAAGCACTTCGTTTTTGACACAGAAAGCCCGAAAACGGTACTGACAATTGAATACCCTGACACGTGGGAACGCGGGAAAGAACCTTTTTATTCTGTTAATAACGCAGAGAGCGAAGCTCTGTATCAGAAATACCGGTCGAGAGCGGAAAAGGACGGTCTAATCGTTTGTGGCCGTTTGGGTGATTATAGATATTATGACATGTCCGAAACCATAGAGAGCGTTCTCGCGTTGTCTACGAGGTGCTTATATGGCGAAGACTGCTGAACAGCTCGGAGCGTTTAACAAATATCTGAATAAGCAGCCCAACGGAAAAGGCCGACCGAGCCTTGTTTTGAGCGTCGAGGGCAAGCAACTGGTCGAGATGTTGTCCAAATATATGTGCACCGATGAAGAAATGGCTGGGGAGCTTGGCACAACGGTAGAAACGCTGCATAACAAGAACAACCGAGAAACATTCTTAGACTGCAAAAAAAGAGGACAGGCCAGAGGCAAAGTAAGCTTGCGCCGTAACCAGATGAAGCTATCGGAAACGAATGCGACAATGGCGATATGGCTCGGCAAGCAAGTTCTCGGACAGAAAGACTATCCTGATCCTGAGGTTGATAGAGGGGCGGTCATTGAATGGGACATATAAAAATGTCAGAAATGCTTGCCCCTGTATTCTATGACTTTGCGAAAGATGTTATGCGGCACGGGCATACGCATTACGACATTCGCGGCGGTCGAGGGAGCCTGAAATCATCAACCGTATCCCTGCTTGTGCCGCAGTTGTTGATTGCCAATCCAAATACTCACGCGCTGGTGCTTCGTAAGGTCGCAAACACTTTGCGAGACAGTGTGTTTAACCAGTACATGTGGGCGATTGCCGAGCTTGGCATGGCCGGGCTATGGTATGCAAAGGTCAGCCCTATGGAAATTATCTACCGCCCCACCGGGCAAAAGATCATGTTCCGTGGCGCAGACGATCCGATGAAGATTAAATCTATCAAGGTGCCGTTCGGGTATATTGCCGTTACGCACTTTGAGGAAAAAGATCAGTTTTCCGGCAGGGCGGAGATACGAACAATTTTGCAGTCCACGATGCGCGGCGGCGACAAGTTCTGGAATTTCGAGAGCTACAACCCGCCTATTAGCCGCGATAACTGGGCGAACGTTGACAGCGCAGAAGAAAAGCCGAACCGACTGTGCCACATAAGCACCTACCTTGATGCGCCTAAGAGCTGGCTCGGCGAAGAGTTCTTGAACGAAGCTGAATACCTTAAACAGACCGATGAAAGAGCATACCAACACGAATACCTTGGTCTGCCCGTAGGCACGGGCGGAAACGTATTTGAGCGGTTGGAGCTGCGGGAAATTACAGACGATGAAATAAAGCGTTTCGACAGGATTTATCAAGGAATCGACTTTGGCTGGTATCCTGATCCGTTTTGCTTTATCCGCATCTACTATGATGTTGCCAGAGAAACGCTGTATCTGATCGATGAGCATTACGTTAATAAGACGAGCAACGAAGATAATGCCGCATGGATACGCGAACACCATTATAACGATTTCCCGATTACGTGCGACAGCGCGGAGCCGAAAAGTATCGTGGACTTTCGCGCGAGTGGAGTAGATGCGAGATCGGCAATAAAGGGGCCGGGAAGCGTTGAATACGGTATGAAGTGGCTGCAACGCCGAAAGATCGTTATTGATAAACGCAGAACGCCGAATGCATACAAAGAGATCGTCGGCTATGAGTACGAGAGGAACAAAGACGGCGAAATCATCAGCGGATACCCAGATAAAAACAACCACGCAATAGACGCTATCCGGTATGGGATGGAACCGGCATATAGACTGTACGGAGTGAGAGCATGAACATATACGAAGTTTTGCGGAAAAAGGGATATACCACTATCCCGGAAAGTTTTTATACTTATATCGCTAATTGGCAGAGCTGGTATGATGGCTGTGTAAAGTCGTTTCATAATTATAAAGTATGGAATGGCATGAAATTTATAAAATGCAGCCGGTATTCGCTCGGCATGGCGAAAAAGGTATGCGAGGATTGGGCGAACTTGCTATTGAACGAGAAATGCAAAATAACCCTTGAAGGCAAGAAAGAACAGGATTTTATTGATTCTGTTTTTATTCGCAACAACTTTTCCGTAAAGGCTAATGAAATGCAGGAGATCAAGGCGGCGCGCGGAACGGTTGCGTATGTTCCAACTGTCGTTAATGCCTCTGTGGACGTAAACACGGGCGAGGTAAACGCGAGCGGCGGAGAGATACGAATTGATTATGTGCCCGCTGATCTCATCCTCCCGCTGACTTGGGAAAACGGCATCGTCAGCGAATGCGCGTTTGGCTCTCACAAGTCCGTTGAGAAAGACACATACCTTTATATCTGCATCCATAAGCGAACGGGAGAGGGAAAATACGATATCGAAAACCTTCTTTTCCGCGACACAAAGGGCAGTCTCTTAGAGGTAAACCTTGCGGATGTTCCGGGTTTTGAAAACATCGCTCCCATTGTCCATACTGATTTTACACAGCGGATGTTCGTTATTGACCGGCTGAACATTGTCAATAATGTTGATGCAACGCTACCGATGGGAATTTCGGTGTTTGCGAATGCCATAGATCAGATAAAGGGCGTAGACATAGCTTACGACAGCTACGTCAACGAATTTCTGCTTGGCAAAAAGCGCATTATGGTGCAGCCGCAGGCGACAAAGACAATAGAGGGCGAACCTCTGTTTGATCCGAATGACGCCGTTTTTCATGTTTTACCGGCGGACGGGCTCGGGAAAGAAGTTGTTAAAGAAATCGATATGAAGCTCCGCACGGCGGAACACAACGCCGGTATTCAGGATATGCTAAATCTCCTGTCGAGCAAGTGCGGGTTTGGCGAGAACCATTACAAATACGACAATGGCAACGTCTCCACAGCGACGCAGATCATAAGCGAAAACTCCGAGATGTTCCGCACGATCAAAAAGCACGAGATCATCCTTGAAGGCGTTCTCATTGAGCTGTGCCGCGTTCTTCTCCGAATGGGCAATGCTTACATGAACGCCGGGCTAAACGAGAGCGTCGAGATAACCGTCGATTTCGATGATTCTATCATTGAGGACAAAGAGACGGACTTTAACCGCGATTCCCGTATGGTGCAGATGGGAATCATGAATCACTGGGAGTTCCGCGCTAAGTGGATGAACGAGGATGAGGCAACTGCAAAAGCCGCCCTGCCGCAGATGGAGAGCCTTGTATCGGGCGATGAGTAATGGCAAAATATCCAATCACGCCGGAGTTTATGTACTCCCTGCCCCTGCCGCTTATGCGTCTCTATCAGCGCTTAGAGGAGCAAGTACTTGAAGATATATGCTCCCGCGTTGCCGTGACCGGCGAAATGACGGAGACGGCGATAGAGCACATACGGTCTTTGCAGCGCCGGGGGTATGATTACAAGAAAATCAACGAGTATATCCGAAAAGCCCTAAAGCTCACACAGAGCGAGTTTGACACCGTATGGAACAAGGCGGTTCAACGAAACCAGCAGTATTTTGATACGCTGATCGATGACAACCTTATTCTCGGCGAAAACAACTTCAATGCTGACCTGTTCATGCAGGAAATCAACGCCATTGAGATGCAGACGCTTGGAGAGCTGACGAACATTACCCGTAGCATGGGCTTTGCGTACCGAGCGCCGGACGGTACTGTAAAGGTCGATGATATAGGCCGGATGTACCAGCGCGTGCTTGACGATGCCTTGATGCGCGTGGAGAGCGGGCAGAGCTATAACGTGGCGATCCGTGATGCAACAAAGATGCTGACGGACAGCGGCTTGCAGTACGTTGACTATGAAAGCGGCTGGCATAACCGTGTTGACGTTGCTGCCCGCAGAGCTGTTATGACGGGCGTTACCCAGCTTTCCCGGCAGTACACGGAGCAGACGGCGACGTTGCTTGACACTCCGTACAGAGAGGTTACGGCGCACCGTGGAGCGCGAGATGGAGAGGGCAAAACGCCATGGGCGAGCCATAAGAAATGGCAGGGGCGCGTTTATTCCGTCCGTACCGGCGATATTTACCCATCTATATACGAGGTCTGCGGTCTTGACGAGGTGGACGGCTTGTGCGGCGCTAACTGCCGCCATATGTACCATATCTGGATCGAGGGCGTTTCCGAGCGGACATACACCGATGAGGAATTGGAGAACATCGATCCGCCGCCTTTTGAGTTTGAGGGAAAGCAATACACCTTTTACGAGGCGACACAAAAGCAAAGACAGGTTGAAGCGTCCCTGCGTAAAGTTAAACGCGAGCTGATTGCCGCCAAAGGTCGCGGAGATGATGAGGAGTATACCACAAAGGCTGTACGGTATCGTCGTCTAAATGAGGAATATGAGGCGTTCAGCAAGGCGGCAGGATTGCGGCCACAATACGAGCGAGGGAACATTGCGGAGTTCGGGCCGAAAGAAGCACGGGAAGCGCAGAAAGCTGCAAAAAATATTGCAAAACAGCCTGAAAATGGTATAATTAAAATCGAGGTTGACGAGCTTACCCCTTGTCTTAAAAGAATGAATGACGGACAACTTGTAAACACCACCGTCGTTGAGGTTATTCCAACAAAACGCGATTTTAAGGACTGGGAGTTTGACTGGACGATTCCGCGTAAGAACGGGTATACAATTCGCGGAATTAAAGCGGATGGAGATAACCGCATACAGGGTTTAATTGCCTTAAAGCCGGATCCAAACAATTATGCCGTAAAGATTGATATAGTTGAAGCTGCTCCGTTTAACAACCCGCACAACCCTGCATTTCTAAGTAAGGAGTATTCTGGTGTAGGCGGCCATTTGTTTGCAGAGGCTGTTCGGGAGAGCTTCAAACAAGGTTTTGACGGATATGTATACTTTACTGCCAAGTCGGATTTGATTAAGCATTATCAAGAATCGCTCGGCGCAACGCTCATTAACCCAAGACTTAGAATTATGGCCATCGAAGAAAGGAGCGCGAAAAAACTATATGACAGATACTATGGCGGAGAATCCTCTTGACAATTACGGCGCTCTGACTGATCCGTTTCCCGACAGCTCGCCGGGCTATAATTTCAAGCGGATTCGAGAATATTGCAGAGAGACAGGGAAAGAATTCACGGAACTGACTTACGAAGAATTTGATATGTTCAAAAGCATCGTGTAAACGCACGGTGCTTTTTCTATGAACATTTTCGTGAGGTCACGAAAATGGGATCCTTCTTTAAAAGCATAACAGAGAGCGCCGCCTGACCTTGTGGCGGGTACAGAAATAACGGTCTTGCTTTGGCAGAGGTTTCCTTCCTTTCCCTCTGTCTTGCCCCTGCGGAGGGGGATACAAAAACCGCGTCGCTACTGCTCAACAGCGGCCATGCATTTATAAACATTCAAGGAGTTTGTCCCATTCGGGACGGGCTCCTTTTTTGTTTGCCGACGGGCATAAACGGAATACGCCGACGGGCGGAAAACGGAGGAATCATCATGGCAGAACCGAATACCAATCCCAACACCGCCGAGGGCGGGAACGAGGCTACTTTCACACAAGCCGAGGTAGACAATATCGTTGCAAAGCGTCTAGCGCGGGCAACCAAAGGAATGCCCACCGAGGAAGAAATGAACGCTTACAAGGCTTGGAAAGCCAATCAGCAGAGCGAAGCGGACAAGCTCAAGGGCATTGAGAAAGAGCGCGACACCGAAAAGGCGGCGCGGCTTGCCGCCGAAGCGAAGGTAACGCAGTTTGAGCGGGAAAAGTATCTGACCGCAAAGGGCGTTTCGGCTGATGAGCTGGAATTTTACTGCTTTAAGATCGGGCAGAAAGTGACGGACACGGTGAGCTTTGAAAAGGCAGCCGACGAGTTTCTGAAAGATCGCAAACCCGCCTCCGTGCGTGTGGATATGTCCGCGCACGTCGGCAACAGCGCCAACAGTGCTAATGGCACGAACGACGCTATGAACGCCCTTATTCGGGGCAAATTTAAATGAGAATTGTGAGGTAAACATGACTAATATGGCTACTAACATTGTAAACAGAACTGACCTTTCCGGGCTTATTCCGGAACCTGTCACTCGTGAGATCATTCAGGGCGTGACCGAGGGCAGCGCCGTCCTCCAGATGGGCCGCCGCCTCCCCAATATGACGAGCAAGACCCAGACGATGAACGTTCTGGACATGCTTCCCACTGCCTACTTCGTGAACGGCGATACCGGCATGAAGCAGACCACGAAAATGAAGTGGGACAAGAAGAAAATCTATGCCGAAGAGATCGCCGTCATCGTCCCCATTCCGGAGGCGGTGCTTGACGACGCCGACTATGACATCTGGGGCGAAGTCCGCCCGCGTCTGGTCGAGGCGTTCGGCAAGGTCATTGACGGCGCGATCCTGTTCGGCACGAACAAGCCCACCTCTTGGCGCGACAGCGTCCTTGAGACTTGCACGAAGGCTGGTTCCGTCGTAGCTGCGACGCCGTACATCTATGATGACCTTCTCGCCGAGGGCGGCGTGATCGCCAAGGTCGAAGAGAGCGGCTATCTCGTCAACGGCATTATGTCCGCTATCCAGATGCGCGCGAAGCTGCGCGGTCTGAAAGACCTGAACGGCAACCCCATCTTCAAAACCGATATGCAGGGCGCTACCCCCTACGCGCTGGACGGCTCTCCCATGTACTTCCCGCGCAATGGTGCTTTCGACACTGCCAAGGCGCTCATGTTCGCCGGTGACTGGTCGGAGCTGGTGTACTCCATCCGTCAGGACATCACGTTCAAGATTTTCGATCAGGGCGTTGTGCAGGATCCTTCCGACAACTCCATCGTTTACAACCTCATGCAGAATGACATGGTCGCTCTGCGTGCTGTTATGCGTCTCGGCTGGGAAATCCCGAACCCGAAGACGGCGTACAACGACACCCTGTCGAAGTACTGCCCGTTCGCGGTGTACGCTCCTGCCGGTACGGTCAACGCCGTTACCGTTACCCCGGCCACCGCTACCGTTGCTAAGGGCGCGAGCAAGGCGTTTGCCGCCGCTGTGACCGGCGAGGGCGCGGTGTCTAACGGCGTGGTGTGGAACGTTTCCGGCACGGCTGCTGTTAAGGCTGGAACGAAGATTGACGAGAACGGCACGCTGACTATCGCCTCCAACGAGACGAATACTGCGCTGACCGTTACCGCGACTTCCAAGCAGGACGGCACGAAGTCCGGCACGGCTGCTGTTACCGTGGGCTGATAAACCGGAGGGGCGCAGATGTACGCAACATACACGTTTTACACCGATACTTATCTCGGCAGCGCCCTGACGGAACAGGAGTTTGCCCGCGCAGCAACGCGGGCAAGCTCCTTTATCGACTATTACACGATAGGCAAGGCGAAGGATTACCCGGACGATGACAACGCGCTTGCAATGTGCTGCTGCGCGCTGGCGGAACAGTATCAAATTATTGAGAATGCCAAAGCGCAGAGCATGAGCGGCGGTGAGGTCAAGAGCCAGACCGTAGGCGCGTGGAGCAAAACATACGCAAGTGGCGTAGAGACGGCGGAAGCTGCCCGGAAAACGCTGGAAGATATCGCTATGGACTATCTGGCGTGGACGGGGCTTTTGTACAGAGGAGGGCAGCGCTGTGTTCCCACATACTGTGACTGTCTTTAACTCATACGAGGACGACGACCTAAAGATTCACAACAGCATTACCATCCTGCGTGGTGTGCTGTTGGATGTGTCCAAGGGAACGAACGTTGCAAAGACGGGGCTTGCCGACGCTGACGCCGCTACTCTTTACATCCCCTTTTCCGTTGATGCGGTCAGCACGACAGGCGACAAGAAAACGTATGTCGAGCCGAAAGCGTTCTATGCGGCAGAGAATCAACAGGGCTTGTGGACGCTGGATAGCGGCGGACATAGCAATTCCACGTCCACCTACTTTGTCAAAGGCGAGGTTTCCGAAATGATGAGCCTTGCGCAGCTGCAAGAGAAATACGACTATGCGTTTGACGTGAGCACGGTTGATGTCCGTGATTTCGGCGGCGACATGATGCATTGGCAGGTCGGTGGCAAATGAGGATCACGCTAAAGATCAAGACCGTGAGCGGGGAAGACTTCAAATCCGCCTGTAAAGCGGCGGAGATCGTAGTTGCAACGCAAGCGCTGAAAGACACGATTCCTTTTGTCCCTGCGCTGACGGGCGTTTTTTCAAACATGGCTCGGACGGATGGAAACGAGATCGTCTATACTGGCGACCAAGCCCGATATCTGTACGAAGGCAAGGTCATGGTTGACGCCGCCACTGGTAAAGGCCCAATGAACATACCGGATGTAGGATTGCGCTGGCACAAAGGCGCAACGCTCACTCCGACGGCGAAAGACCTTGTTTTTACGACGGACATGCACCCGCAAGCTCAATCCCATTGGATGGACGCATCTTACAAGAAAAACGGCGACAAGTGGGCGCGTGTCGCAGAAAAGGCGGTGATCTCGTCCCTTGGATGAACAGAAACCTAAAACCTTAGTGTCTGCGGAAGAAAACGCAGACGTGAGCCGTGCCGTTCGGCAATGGCTGAATGCGTATCCGGATAAGCCGCTTTCCAAGCTCGACTTTGAATGGTTGGGCGAGAAAAGCGGTTTATGCATATCTACCATTCAGGCGGCGTACAAAACCAAGAAGTTTATTGACGGATCGTATCAGGCGCAGTATCAATTCAAAATCATTTATCGCGTCCCGGCGAAGAACGCCGACGAGAGAATGAGCGCGGACGAGGTGCTGGATGCATACGGCGCGTGGGCGGAGGCGAACGCGGATAGCCTGACGATTGCGGACGGTATCCGCGTGCGCAAAGTCAAACGAGACACGGCGGCGGCTCTTTTTGCCCGATACGAAGGAGACGTAGAGGATCACCAGATCCTCTTAACTTTAATTTACGAGGTGATTTAACAATGGCTGAATACACGTTTACCACTGCTGCGGGGCAGACTGTGGCGCGTGAGCTGCTTCTCGCTTATCTGAATACCGGCACGAGTTCCGCTCCTGTTTGGTCGGTGATCGGAAAGCGCGTGGAGGACAGCTCCGAAGAATACGACTGGTCTGCCGAGAGAAAGAAAGACATTCTCGGCGACACCTACGGCACGATGAAGAAGCCTGTCATTACGCAGTCTTTCGAGCCGTGCGAACTGGACAGCGGCGACGCGGCGCAGCAGAAGATTTGGAAGCTTGCCGTTGTCGATCAGGACGCGATGGCGCTTGCGGCTATGGACATGCTCATCGTCCACACTTACGCGGGATTTGCCGAGCGCTACGAATCCTGCATGGTCGAGGTCACTGGTCTCGGCGGCGAGGGCGGCGGCAGCGTCGGAATGCCCATCAATGTGACCTACGGCGGCAAGCGCACGATCGGCACGGCGACGAAGGGAACCAGCGGCGCTATCGAGTTTACCCCGGCGGCCTGAGAACGGGAGGTTAAGCAATGCTTGAACTTAGACATGATACCGGAGTGCAGGAAATCTCCATCAACGGAAAGGTGACGGTGTTGCTCAACCTCACCGACATTGACTTTATCGAGCGCGTTTTTAATGCGTTTGACGCGATGGACAAGCAGCAGGACAAATATCAGGCGATGCTCGCCGGGGAGAACGACGCGAAGAAAATCTTTGCTGCCGCCCGCGCGATGGACGGGGAGATGAGAGAGTTTATCAACGGGCTTTTTGGCTTTGATGTTTGCACTCCCCTGTATGGCACGATGAACACCTATGCGATGGCGGATGGTCTGCCCGTGTGGTGCAACCTGATGCTCTGCCTCATCGACAACATGAACGATACCTTTACGGCGGAAAAGAAAAAGACGAATCCGAAGCTGCAAAAGTATCTCGCAAAATTCAAGAAATGATCTACTCCCTGCCGATGTCGCTTGCCGTCGGTGGTGCAGACCATGCGATACGCTCGGACTACAGGGTTATTCTCGACCTCATAGAGGTTCTGAATGACCCTGATTTTTCCGATACAGACAAGGCGGAGGCGACAATACAGACGATTTTCCCCGATTGGGAAAAACTGACGGACTATTCGGAGGCATTGGAGAAGTGCTTCTGGTTTATCGATCTCGGACAGCCGCACGGGAAGAAATCAGCCCGTCTTGTGGATTGGGAAAAGGACTTCCCTTATATCGTCGCGCCGGTCAACCGTGTGCTCGGCTACGAATGCCGCTCGGTCGAATATCTCCACTGGTGGACATTCATGGGCGCGTACATGGAGATCGGCGGGGACTGTGCATTCTCGCAGATCGTGTCGCTGCGCTCGAAGATCGCCAAAGGCAAAAAGCTCGAAAAATACGAGCGGGAATGGCTGCGGCAGAATCTGGAGCTTGTAACGCTCCCGACGAAGTACACGGCAGAGGACGAAGAAATGTTGAAGAAATGGACGTGATGCGATGGCGACAGAACTTAGATTCCCGGTAGAGATCGACGCCGGGCAAGCCGCCAAAGAATTGGACAAGCTCCAACGCGACATGGACAGGCTCAAAAAGAACATGGAGAGCGGCGAGGCGAAACGCGCACCCATCGTTGAACAGCTCAAACAGGCGCAGGACGAGGCGGCACAGGCTTATGATAAGGTCGAAAAGCTAAAATCCTCCCTTGCCGAGAGTGAGGCCAAAACCGCAATTAACGCCAACGCTGATCCGCAGACATGGATCGAAGAGACCCAGCGGCAGGCGGAAATCAAAGCGCAGCTTTCCGAGCAGGAAAAGATTCTCGCGGAGAAAGAGAAAGCCGCACAGAGGCTTGAAGCGCAGGACGCGAAAATCGTTGACAAACTGAAACAGCAGACGGCGGAGCTGGAAGAACAGAAAAAAAGAGCCGGGGAGCTGACGCAAACAATCACCGATGCGTCCAAAGGCGCTGACATCAAGGCCGCGATGGAAGGTGCGCAGCAGTCCATCAAAAGCGGCATGAAGAATCTGCTCAAATATGGCATTGGTATCCGCTCGCTGTTCGTTCTTTTCCGAAAGCTAAAGCAATACACCATTGAAGCGGTAAAGGCTTATGCCGAGAACGACCCTGAGACGAAGAAAAGCATTAACGAACTGAAAGCGTCTTTACAGGGGCTAAAGGCGTCATGGGGTGCGGCGTTCGCCCCAATTCTTACTGCGGTTATCCCGGTATTGCAGACGCTCATTGGCTGGATCACAAAGGCTGTTGACGCTATCGCGGCATTCTTTGCGGCTCTTACTGGGAAAAGCACATTCAAGCGGGCCATAACCAACACGGGAAAGTTGAGCGATAATCTATCTTCCGGCGCTGGTGCGGCAAAGGAACTGAAAAAGCAGCTCATGGGCATTGATACGCTGACCATTGCGCAGGATTCGTCCTCCGGCGGCGGCGGGGGCGGTTCCGGCAGCGGAATCAAGTACGAAGATGTAGCGATCAGTGACAAAATCAAGAACAACCTCGGGCTTATCAAAAACCTGTTGGAGGGGATAGCGGCACTTGCTATTGGGCTTGCGTTCGGGAAAACTGCCGCGAGCATTGCGCTGGTTCTTTTCGGCACTCTGGATTTGATTGATGCTTTTAAAAATTTCATCAACACCGGAAGCCTTACTAAAGACATGTGCATGGAGATGTCAACCGGGTTTCTTAAAATCGGTATCGGTCTTGCCCTTCTCACCGGCTCATGGATACCGCTTGCAATCGGAGCGTTCCTTGCTCTCGGTTCATTCCTGTCCGGGTGGTGGGACGACATCACCGCGTTTTTCGACAAGATCAGCGGCATAGTCAATGGGTGGTTCGACAATGCGCTGAAAACGCTTTCCGAAAAGGGCAACGTCCTTTCGCAAGTATTCATTCTGCTTTACGGCGTCGTTCAGTATTCTTTTAACAATATCGTCGGCGCTATTCGTACGGCATTGTCACTTATAAAGGCGATCTTTGAAACTCTGGCCGCTGTTGTATACGGTTTCGCCACAGGCGATTGGTCGGCGGCGCTTGACAAGATCAAGAGCGCATGGATCGACGTCTGGGTTGAAATCAAACGCTGGGGCGCGTCCATTATCAACAGTATCCTTGGCACTGTGGAGGCGTTTGTTAACGGCGTTATTACGATGTTCAATAACCTCGTCGGAGCGTTCAGCAGCGTTTTGCAATTCTTCGGCGGCGGCGGTATAAACTGGCGTGCAAGCTCTGTATCTATTCCGCGTCTCGCCAAGGGCGGCATCGTAAAAAAGGGTACTCCGTTTATTGCCGGTGAAGATGGCTCGGAGGCCGTCATTCCGCTTGAGAGAAACACACAGTGGGTGTCAATGGTCGCGGACGGCATCGTTGACCGGATGACGGATAAGTTCGCCGGTTTGAGCATGAGAATGCCCGCTGTTGCTATGGGCGGTGTAGTGCCGCCTAATGCGTTTTCCTCCGGGTATGGGTATGGTATATCCCCAGAGTTGGAAAGTAAGCTGGACGCGCTTCTCGACCGTTTAACTGCGCGTGGCAACGAACAAATCAAACCGAGCGACGTTTACCTTGATAAGCGCAAGGTCGGCGAGATCATGTACACTTACAGCGAAGAACGGAACAGGGGGCGCGGTAAATGAAACTGATTGTCAACGGCGTTGATATGCTCCCCTATCTGGACGGCGGCGGATATACCGTGACCAGAGAGGACGGCGACAGCTCGGACGCGGGGCGCACGATGGATTACACGATGCACCGGGCACGGATCGCAACGAAATTCCGCATTGATGCAACGTTTAAGCCCTTGTACACCAAAGACGCCGAGATCGTTCTACCGGCGCTTATGCCAGAGTACGTCGAAGTAACCTACACAAACCCGTGGTTAAAGGGGACGCAAGTCACGACGATGTACAACAGCACCGGCAAGGCTACGGTCGATACATCTTTCGGTGATGGAAAAGAACGCTGGAACATTGATGCGCTCGCCCTTGTGGAGAGATAGCCATGCAGAACACAAGCGCAATATACAAGGAAATCGTCGCCGGTACGCATTGGTTCGAGACCAAGCTCGTCATCGGCGACGAGTTTTATTTGATCGACGAGCACGCTGACTATATCACGTTCGGCGGGACGAGGATTTATTACGATTCCGATTCCGGCGGATATGGCGGGAACATGCTCAAAGAGATCAAGACCACGCAGCACCTTTTCACTGACGATAAGCCGATGGTCGGGTGCTGTGTAGCCGCGGAAATCGATGTCACGATGGTAATGCCGACGGCGACGATCAAGAGAATGTCCTCCATCAAGCCGTTTATCCGTGCTGTGAATGACACGAAGGAAAGCGAATGGCTACCAAAGGGCGTGTTCTATATCGATACACGCTCCGACGGAGAGAGCACGGACGAGATCGTGTTCCACGGGTACGACGCGATGTTAAAGGCCGAGAACGATTTTCCTGTGAATGGGGACATCGGCGAATGGCCCAAAACGGACATTGACGTTGTAAGCCTTATTGCCGGGCATATGGGCGTAGACGTCGATCCACGCACGTTTGACATCATGCAGCGTGGGTATCCGGTGCAGTATCCCGGAGGATACGCTATGAGGGAAATCCTCGGATATATCGCGGCAATGTACGCGGGAAATTTCATCATGTCGGACTACGGGAAACTCCGTCTTGTCCGGCTGAATGAGATCGGCATCGAGACACACTATCTCGTGGATACCGCCGGGTATGTCCTCACGTTCGGAGGTGACAGGATTCTTGTCTGAATCGGTTTTTGTTGGGAGGAGCGCAAAGGGATACACTTCAACGCCGGAACTGCCGAAATACACCAAAGTCCGCATCAACGTTGACGACGATTCATGCTACGAGGCAGGGAGCGGGGATAATGTATTAGAGCTTGACTGCCCGTGGGGTTCCCAGCAGATGGCGAACGACATCTTAGAGAGCATCAGGGAATTTGTCTATCGTCCGTATGACACGGAATGGGCGAAGCTTGATCCTGCGGCGGAGCTTGGTGACGGCGTTACCATCAACGGCGTTTTCTCCGGCATCTATGTCAATGAGACCAATTTCTCAACGCTAATGGCGGCGCGTATCTCCGCACCGCAGGAGAATGCTGTTGACCATGAGTACCCCTATAAATCCCCGACCGACCGGAAGACCACCCGGCAGTTTGCCGAGACGCGGGCAAGCCTTAGAGTTAATGCCGCGAGCATTCAGGCGGAGGTCACGGCCAGAGAAACGAGCGAAGCGGAAATGCGGGCGGCTTTGGAACTGCACGCGCAGGAGATCGCCGCGAGAGTGACGCAGACCGGCGGCAATTCCGCCTCTTTTGGATGGTCGCTGACGGCGGACGGCTTTGTTCTGGAAAGCTCCGGGCAGGAAGTATTCAGGGCGACGAAAGACGGCGTAGACATCACCGGCAAGATAACGGCAACATCCGGGTTCATCGGAAGCAAGGACAGCGGGTTTACCATCACACAGAACGCCATCTATAACAAGCTGTCAGAGCTGTACGGGACGGTGGACGGTGTGTACATCGGCGCGGATGGTATAGCCCTCGGCGGCGGCAAATTCCGCGTAAACAGCTACGGCCAACTATACGCAACGGACGGAACGTTTACCGGAAATGTCTATGCCAACCGGATACAGACGGGCGGCGACGCCGGAACAATTCAAGGCAGCCAGATAGGGTCTGGAACAATCACGACGGCGAATACCAATGGATACTTAAACGGCGGCATCGCAAACGGGTATTTTGCCGGGGATGTTTTTTCCGGTGCTGCAACAGCGGCGGCGATGAACGCCTCTGCTGGATCCTTTTCTACCAACGAGGCATTTCGGCTGTATGGGTATACTGTAAATCTGTCAACTTACACTTTTAGAGACGGTGTAGGGAATACTGTTCAAATAAAATGCCTTGGTTATTAGTGAGGAGATATATGGACAAAATCATTTTTCTTGACGGAAGCGAATACCCGTGTGCGTTCTGCGGCCTTGCTACTGTTGGGCTGCTGTATGTCACTCTGACTGGCCTTTCTTTTGTTGAAGCGGCGGCGATCTTCGGAGATGAGAAGAAAACGGCGAAAATCCGCTATGTAGCCGCAAACGGAGATGATACGGTATTCGAGCACTATACAAAGTTTGAATATCTTGTCAATGAAACCGGCGGACAGCGGGCAGCGCTGCGGCAGAAGTACGCGAGCGAGGTTTAAGCATGGAAGAACTTAATAAAATCAAGGAGCTTCTCGGCACCCTCCGCGTCGAAGGATGGGAGAATTTCGAGAAGCTCGTTTATATCAAGCTGCTCATCGAAAAATTGATTGCAGCGGAAACGAAGGAGGGCTAATCCTTGGCGGACAAAACAGTAGGCGAGCTTCCGAGAGCATCAACCGTAACAACGACAGATCTGTTTGTCATGGAACAGGCAGGACAGGCAAAGTCCCTGACCGGACAGGTGCTTATCAACGACCTTGCAACGGCTCTTGACGGGCACGGCGGCATTAAGAGCATTACCCTAAACGACGACTATACCCTGACGTTCATCATGTCTGACGATACGGAGGTACAGACGACCTCGGTACGCGGCGCGACCGGCGCGAAGGGCGACAAGGGAACGGATGGTCGGGCAATCACGAGCGTTGCGAAAATCAGCACATCCGGCCTTGTGGACACTTATAAAATCTCGTTCTCGGACAACACAAGCACCAACTTTACCGTAACAAACGGGTCATCCATCAAGAGCATTGCCAAAACCGGAACGAGCGGCTTGACGGATACCTACACCGTTACGCTTACGGACGGAACGACCTCCACGTTCAACGTAAAGAACGGCAACGGTATAGCGTCCATCACGTTGCAAAGCGGCACACACGCCGCAGGTACAACGGACACATACAAAATCACGTTTGACAATGGGGAGTTTACCACATTCTCCGTTTATAACGGAATGAACGGCTCCGGCTCTGTCGTGTCAGTGAACACGAAATCGCCGGACGCCTCCGGCAATGTGACGTTAACCGGCGACGATATCCCCGTGAGCGCAGATGATGAAACTACAATTCCGGATGCGATCGAAGCGAAACAGGCGGCGACAAAAGATCTTGCCGCAGAAGCTACGCTTGCGGACGGAGACTATTTCCCATTCTATGATATTTCCGTATCGCTGAATCGGAAAACCCCGTGGTCTAACATCGTGTCAAAAATCCGCGCGGCCTTTAAGACCACGGCGCTGCCCGTCGATTCCGGCGGCACGGGAGCCGCAGACGCAGCAACGGCGCTGGCGAATCTTGGAGCGCTGTCCAACGCCAACGGCGCGGTAGGCACAGCGAATCTCGGCGGCAAGGTCGTTACGGCAGAGAAGATCGCGGACAAGACGGTTGGCGCGGGTCAGCTCGCTGACAATATCCCCTACACCAAGTTCGGCCTTGCCGCCGATCAGGTGCGGCACATCTACACCGGGACGAGCGAAACGCCGCCTGCCGGGTGGCAGCCGGGCGACATATACCTACGGCATTCTGTGTGAGGTGAGCGGGATGGCATGGAGCAAAACAGCGCCAGAGCTTCCAAGCGGCAGCGCGTGGGAGCAGACGATCACAAAGACAAACTTTTTTGAGCAGAACTGGTTTGTACTGAGCGGCGAATACTCTATTGCAAGGCTGGAAGGGAAACAGTTTGCCGTCCGTGTTTTGGTGTCCCCAAGCGGCGGTTCTTACGGCAATCATCCGGAGTACGGCAACTTATATCTCCGCTGCGACATCGGAAGTGTTCAGGGGACAGCTGAAACGCCCGGCAATCTCCCCAAAACGCCAACGTATTGGTATTTCGTTGGAGAAGCTGATGCAGGGACGGAAATCACCGTTGTTTACGGGGCAGCAGACACCTCTTCCAGCCAAAGCAACGGCACGGTCAAGCTGACTGCTCCGGCGCTGCTCGGCGATGTGCTGTATTTGAACGTGAACGGCGCGGCAAAGCAAGTGACGCGCGTTCTGCTGAATGTCAACGGAACAGCAAAAGAAGCCATTGTCAAGGCCAATCCATAAGGAGGAACATGGAAATGAACGGTATTGACGTTTCCGAGCATCAGGGCGATTTCGATTTCACGCCGTACAAGGATGGCTTTGTCATCATCCGCGGCGGCTACGGTATCCGAAATGCCGACAAATGGGCGGAGCGCAACATCTCCAAGTGCGACGCGCTCGGTATCCCGTGGGGCATCTACTGGTACAGCTATGCGCTGAATGTGCAGACGGCTAAATTGGAGGCGGAGCGGTGTCTGCGCTTCCTCAATGGCCGGAAGCCCCGTCTCGGTGTGTGGTTCGACATGGAGGACGCGGACGGGTACAAGGCATATAACGGCTTTCCCTCGGACGAGACGATCACCGCGATGTGCAAAGCGTTCTGCGCGGCTATGGAAGACGCGGGGAACAAAACCGGCGTGTACGCGAATCTCGACTGGTTTGAAAACCGAATCGGGGACACGGGGTATGACAAATGGATCGCGGCGTGGGGCTGGAACGACGGGGAGCATTATCCAGACCTTTCCGGGAAATGCGTCATGCAGCAGTACCGGGGCAGCCCGCTGGATCTGGATATTTTGTATGTGCCGCTTTCGTATTTTGACGATGGCGCGGCGGGCGGAGCAGAGCCCAGCCCCGACGAAAAGGAAGGAATGACCGTGAGCATTCCGGCGATGGCGCAGGATGTGCTTGACGGGAAGTGGGGCAACGGTGAGGAGCGAAAGCAGAAGCTCGGCGCGTGGTTTTACGATCTCGTGCAGGGCGAAGTGAACAGAATCATGGGGGCTTAACATGACAGAAATGGAAATGGTGCGCACGCTCGCGGAGCTCATTGCGCTCGGAACCGCCATTGTTGTGCCGATCTTGAAACTCAACGCGAACATTGTCAAACTTACGGACGCGGTGAACGGGCTGAAAGAGGCAAACGGCAAACTGGAGGAAACCAACACGGAAGAGCACAAGAAGCTTCACGAGCGCATCAACCACCGAAAAAAAGAAAATGAGGAGCTGAACGACCGCGTGACCGATCACGAGAACCGTATCAGCATTCTCGAACACAAATAATTTTTCAGGAGGAATAAACATGGAAAACATCTTCGGCTTGACTACTTGCGTGGCAATCGTCGTGATTGCTTACCTCATCGGCATTGCCGTCAAGAACATCGAGGCAATCGATGACAAATGGATTCCCGTTATCTGCGGCGTTGTTGGCGCGCCTCTTGGCGTGCTTGCGCTGCACATCGTGCCGGACTTCCCGGCCACGGACTACCTCACGGCGATTGCTGTTGGTATCGTCTCCGGCCTTGCCGCGACCGGCATCAATCAGGTGTTTAAGCAGCTTCACAAAGACGACTGATGGGACGGCAATCCCAAAGCCTTGTAAACCGACACGATGAAGGAATCAATCAAAGATTTCTGCCGCATCAATGGCGTCGAGGCGTCTGAAAGCCTCGCAGAGACACTTTTTGAAGCATACATGGAGAGTGTAGCCAATGACGACAGAGAGCCTCCTACGGAGTTTAACAACGCCAGGGACAAAGAATAAGCTGCAATTCCCGCGCGAGCTGCGCGAACAGTTTGAGCGGGACTGCGGCTTTACCGACGAGGAACTAAAAATCTTCCGCCTGCGGGCAAAGGGCATGAGCGTTTTGCAAATTTCTTTCGCCATGCAGACGGACAAGGAACTGTACGGCACGGAAAAGGTCGAGCGCCGTATACGGGCGATAAAGGACAAGATCGCCGCTGCAATCGAATGACGGGTTTTTGATGGGTTTTTGAGGGCTAACCGATGGGTTAGCCCTCTTTTTTTATGCGACAATGGGGGCAGAAAGGACGTGAAGCAATGGAAAACTACTACCAACAGCCACAGCAGTTTTACGGCGGCTATCAGCGACCTCAGCCCATGCAGCAGATTGCGCCCGGATACGTCTGCAAGCCGGTAACAAGCCGCGAAGAGGCTATTGCCACAAGCACGGACTACTTTTCTCTCGGCGTCGTAATGCCGGACATCGGGCACGGAATGATATACCTGAAACGCTTTAATCAGCAGACAGGGGCTTCCGACTTCTTTGATTTCAAGCTCTTCACCCCGGAACAAGCTCCGACTGTAGAGTACGCGACGAAAGCCGACCTTGACGCTCTGCGGGCGGAGCTGACAGCGAAAAAGCGCCGGAGGGTAGAAGACGACGATGAATAATCCTATTTTCAATTTGATAAGCCTCGCCCGTACCGGCGGAAACCCGATGACGCTGATACAGCAGATGGCGGGACGTGATCCGCGAGCGCAACAGGCATTAAAGATGGTTCAGGGCAAGACGCCCGACCAGCTACGGCAGATGGCGGAGAATATGGCGAAAGAACGCGGAACGACCGTGGAGGAAATCGCCAAAGGTCTTGGGCTTAAATAAACATTCTCCTATCAGTTCCGGCATCTTGATTAAAAGCCGCGTCTCGAATGCAGCCGGGAGGCGCGCGCCCGGATGTAAATAAACTGATAGGAGTTTTTTCTATGGCAGACGATTTCATGAACGGCTTTCTTGCCGGACAGGGCGACAATAACCGAAGCGGTCTTTTTGGCGGCGACGGTTGGTGGGCTATCATCATCTTTGCGCTGATTTTCGGTTGGGGCAACGGCGGCTATGGCTTCGGCGGCGGCAATTCCGGCGGTGTAACCGATGGCTATGTCCTTGCCTCCGACTTTGCGAACGTTGAGCGCAAGATCGACGCTGTGAACAACGGCGTTTGTGACGGCTTCTACGCGATGAACACCGGAATGCTTAACGGCTTTGCCGGTGTGACGCAGGCTGTGACGAGCGGATTCTCTGCGGCGGAGCTTGCCCGATGCAATCAGCAGGCGGCGCTCATGCAGCAGCTCAACGCCATGCAGATGCAGAACCAGAACTGCTGCTGCGAGAACCGGCAGGCTATCGCACAGGTTCGCTATGACATGGCGACGCAGGCGTGCGATACCCGGAACACCATCCAGAACGTTGCCCGCGACATCACGGACAACCAGAATGCCGGAACCCGCGCTATCCTCGACTTCCTCACGCAGAGCAAGATTCAGACCCTTGAGGCGGACAATCAGGCGCTGCGGCTTGCCGCGTCCCAGAGCGCACAGAACGCGACGCTCATTAACGCGCTTCGACCGTCCCCCGTTCCTGCGTATCAGGTGCAGAACCCTTACTGCTGCAACCAGAACACCTGTTGCGGGTGCTGAAAATGTGATCGGGGCGGGAAATCCCGCCCCTGAAAGGAGTTTAAAATGGCTTGCAAACCCGTTTGTCAGCTTTGCAAAAGGCTGATTCTTAGCCAAGCGATTACGTTTACCGGCGGAAATCTGGTTGTCAACCTCCCGGATGGCAACTATTCCAACGGAGAAAAATACTGTATCGTTCTGGCGCAGAGCATCCCAACGACGGCGACGATTAACGCGCCGGTCGTGTTCACCATTGGCGCGGGAACGGCGCAGTTCCCGCTGACGAATCGTTGCTGCGCCCCCGTGACTGCGTGTGGTGTGCGGACGCGGACGAAGTACAGCACGATTGTAGTCACAAACGCCACGAGCGGCACGTTCCGAATGATCGGGAAACCGTGCTGCTCGCCGAGCAATGATCTTACCGCCATTAACGCGGAGACAGGAGCGACGACATGAGAGCGGACAGAATCAGACGCATCCGAGACTACCAGATACAGAATAACCGTGACTACGAGCCGCATGACAGATACCGCGACAGCCGAGGCCGCGAGCATTACAACAATGGGCGCTATGCCCCGCGCAATGACTACCGCGACGAATACACGGATTATTACGACGACCGCCGCCGAATAGGATTCTCCTACGAGCCGCGCATGGGCGAGAGCTACGGCGGAGAGTACGACCGCGGCTATGCCGGAGGGTACGACCGAATGACCCGCGAAATGGCGGACGAGTGGATGCGCGGCCTTGAGAACGAGGACGGCAGCAGGGGCGCGCATTGGAGCTACGAGCAGACCAAGAATCTTCTCGAACAGACGAAAATAGACTGTGATCCGATGGAGTTCTATGTCGCCATGAACATGCTGTACTCGGACTACTTCAAGGTGGCAAAGAAATTCAACGTCAACAACACGGAGTTCTACGCCGACCTTGCCGAAGCGTTTCTTAGCGATAAGGACGCGGACGAAGATAAGCTCGTGCGGTATTTCGAGTGTATTGTCGAATGACACTCTTTTCTTGAATTAGCAGGAAGCGCCGGGAAATTTCTGGCGCTTCTTTCAGTTCTTCAGTTTTTGTTGACATTGTATGTACATTGGTGTACAATGCAATCACAAGGGCAAGAGATGAATGCCCGAAGAAAGGAAGAACAACCATGAAAAACGAGTTCACGAAAGAGAACGCCCACGAGTGGGCAGAGCTTGACCACGTTTACATTGTGCAGGACGAGCCGATCTACGGCGCTGGCGGTCACCCGGACGTATTTGAAAAGGCTTTCCGGACGCTGGAAGAGGCGAACGACGACGCCCGCGAGCAGTGGCACTACCTCACCGAGCGCGAGCGCAAGCAGCGGCACATCTGGGTGTTTCGCGTTGATCGTGAAGACCTCGACCAGAGCATCGCAAACGAAGATCTTCCGATCGACTGGAAAGCCTACGGCTGCGCCGGGTCTACCGAGGGCTGCTTCGACAGTTCGGAGGCAAAATAATGGCAAAGACAGAGCGCGTCAATCTCCGCCTCACACCGGAGATGAAAGAAAAGTTGCAAAAAGCCGCCGATGCGGAGAACCGGACGCTGACAAACTACATCGAAAACATAATCATCAAGGCATTAAAAGAGGAGGGCTAAAGGCCCTCCTCTTTGCTTTATAAAATCAACCACGGGTTACGTTGAGCATGTCGAAAATGTTATAAATTTTTGCAAGAAAAATCAATTAAATAGTTGACATTCTAAACCTAATAGTTTATGACTACAACTGTAAGGCAAGGGCAAAAGCCTTTTTTGAAAGGAAGTGAGGACATGCCTGACGTGAACGTCACGGAAGCGTTGCTCAGAGCGATTCTTGAGCTGATCGAAACTTGCGATTCGCTCGAAGAGCTGCGAGAGCGCGTTAAGCGGATCATGCAGAAGCATTAAAAAATCGGTGAGCGTCCCAGCTAAAGCCGCTCACCGAAAGCCACAGGATGGGGGCTTAGAGCCTTGCCAAAGCCCCTTTCCTTTTCTACCTTAACACGGCAAGGCGCAAATGTAAAGGAGAAAAAACTATGTGCGTAAGCGAGTACATCAATTTGATCGCAGCGGCTGACAGCAATGACACGCTTCGGTATATTGTGTCTTTTGCCGCGAATGACGACAGCATTTCCAATGCCGAGTATGAATTCATCTACCAGACGGCGGAGGCGGCGATTATATGAACAAGAAAATTTGCGCGTTGATAACTGACCGCCTGATTGAGGAAATGGAAAAGGGCGTCATCCCGTGGGACAAGCCTTGGACGGGCGTTGGCGCTGTTTCCCACACCACCGGCAAGCCGTACAGCCTGCTTAACCAGTTAATTCTTGGCTGCGCGGGCGAGTGGGTGACGATGAATCAGATCAAAGCTGAAAAGGGCCATTTGAAGAAAGGCTCTAAAGGCCGCCCGGTTGTTTTCTGGAAACAGGTGACAACGAGCTTGACGGACGAGAGCGGAGAGCCAACAGAAAAGATCGTACCGATGCTTAGATACTACACCGTGTTCAATGTCGAAGATTGCGAGAATATCAAAATCAAATATCCTCCCGAACTCCAAAAGCACGCAAACCCGGTATCGGAGGCCGAGGACATCATTACCGCTTATGTTGAGCGCGAGGGCGTAAAGCTGATCCGCGATAATCTGTCCGACGAAGCGTTTTACAGCCCGTCACGTGATGCAATCGTCATTCCGAAGATTGAACAATTCCATAATGAGGCCTTGTATTACTCGACAGCCTTTCACGAGATGGCACATTCTACCGGGCATAAAACAAGGCTTGATCGCTTTGCTTGCGGTTCTGGCGCAGCGGCTTTTGGAAGCGATGACTACAGCAAAGAAGAGCTTGTAGCGGAGCTCGGCGCGGCAAACCTTGTTGCCCATGTAGGGATAGAAACAAGATCTTCTTTCCGAAATAGCGCTGCATATCTTCAAGGTTGGATGCAAGTTCTAAAAAATGATCCAACTATGATAATCTCTGCCGCTGGCAAAGCTGAAAAAGCAGTAAACTATATTTTAGGGGATGCATAA